ATTTAATTTCTCTAAATACTGAAGCTGCATAATCTACTAGATCACTTGAAATGTCTCCACCATTAGACAATTCTCTACCTTTTTCAAGGTATCCTAAACTTGTTAAGATTGTTCTTAATCTATCAGCGTTTGGTGTTCCGGCTGTTGATTGGGTTGTTCCTCTAGTATCTTCACGTTGTGATGCTGCAGCCACAGGACTACTTCCTTCTATTGAACCAAATGGATTCTTAGGAATAGCAAATGATTCAATTTGAGTTACCCATTCATTTCCAGAAATAGTATGATTAATACTACGAATAATAAATTCTAGAGCGGTTGGATAGTTTGAAGGTAAATATGAAGTATCAATAGTAAACTTTTGATAAATTTTCATACCCGAAAGTCCATCCATTGTTAAGGATAAGTCAAATGGTAAAAATCCACTGTTTGGAGAAGCAGCAAATTTATTTGTTTTAGTTGCATTTATAGTTTGTGATGCTTGGTCATACTCATAGAATGTACGAGCAGCACTATTAAAAGCATCAACGGCTATTGTATTAAAGGTAGGAGCACCTCCATTCAAAGATCCTAATTCTCTTAAATATGTGTTGAATGCAAAAATTTGATCTTGATATTCTTTTTGTAAAGATTCAGCTGTGTATTCTTGGTTTTTCTGTGCGGTTGAAGCATAGATAGTAGATTTAAATCTATCTTTTAATCCACTGTTCATTCGAGATAATGCTGTAGCATCTTGTCCTACAACATATCCGTTTGCTTGTGCTCCTACAGTTAACATAGTAGCTAAATTAGGAGATATTGTAGTTGTAAAATTTATATCTCGAATAAATCCACTATGTGAATCACCTTTTCTATCGTAATAACCATAAACATCAAATACTACTAAATCATTATTACTTAAAAATGATTCTTTTTCAGGTATTACGGTTTGGTCAATTAATTTGATTTCATTTAAATCAGGATCAACAACAAATTCTAATTGATTAAAATATCCTGTTGATTGGTTCCAACCATATGCTATAGAATTTAGAAAATCTAATAAACCTACTTTACCTGTTGATGAGTTTATTAAACTTTGCATTTTATACAAAATGAACACCATATTAAAATAAGCATTCATTATATAACCATACTTGTTTTTTAATCCTTTAGGTTCAGTAACAAAAAAATCATCACATACACCTGCAAATTCTACTTTATCTCCATTACTAAACGTAAAACCACGTTTAAACAATAAAACTCGAGGATCAGTACTAGTTTGTCTGTCTAAACAATAAATTATATTATCTTTAACTCTATTATTTATTTTAAGTAATTTTACTTCAGGATCTTCTATATATGGAATTACATTAGTTTGAATCCATCCTAATAAAGTTGCTAACTTAACATAATATTGGTTTCCAACAACCCCTCCAGTATAAGATTGTTTGAAAAAAGTAACTGATGGGGTAGCTTTATCATCGTATCCACTAAAAATAGGACTATCAATTTTATCTTGTTCTATTAAAAAAGATTGACCAGCATTATTTCCTGGTTTAGGTGATAAGAGTTGTTGGTTTTTAAATAACCAAGTTCCTAATGAATGTACATTAGCTTGAGCTCTAATAAATTGTTGAGCTGAAGATTCTTCACCTACTGGTTTGGGGGTATTAACTACTGGTTTACCTGGGAGTATAATATTAGTTGTAAGAGATTCAATTACATCTCCCATACTTCTTAGGATAAGAGTTATATCATAACTTCCGTCTCTATTAAACGTCCAGTTAAAATTAACTACTTTACCTACAACAGCATCGTAATTACCATTAGATGCTAATATTTTTTCTCTAATTTTTTGAGGAAAATTTTCGTATTTTATTTTTCCTAAAAGGAAATCATCTGCTAGACTGTGAGGGTTGTCATTAATGTAATTTTCATTATTGTCAAAATAAGAACTATTGCCCCATTCTAATAACATAGTAAATCCTAATCGAAGATATAATAAATCAATTATATCAAATTGTTCTCTACTGTGAGCTTTGATATTAATAGTAGAAGTTCTTAAAGAACCTCGGTTTTCACTTTTAGTTGATGCTTGAATAATACCAGGCATTGGTCTTAAACCAAACTCATTACCCCCTAAACCGTAAGCATAATCATTATAATTACCAGTCCCTGGCCACACACCTGATCTTTGTACTATTTCACTGCTTACAAAGTTTTTATCATTATCTAAGGTGATGTTGTTTTTTGAAGTACCATTAAACAATACAAATTGAGAAGCAAATTCAAATGAATTAGCTCCCGGTTGTACTTTTATACCTCTAAGATTAGGATCATTAACATTTTCAATATCAACAGAAGAAATTAATTTACACCAACCTGTTCTAGCATTTAAATATGAAAGTTGTTCATTATTTCTATTTTTAGAACCATAAATTTTTTGACGGACTTTTATTTGATCTATTATTTTTGGATCAAAACCTTCTCCTATTATATTACTCATATTTTAGGCATTTAATATGTTAAAATCTCTTACAACATTTGCGTAAGTTGAGGGGATTCTAATCTGTAATCCTTCAGGGATTACTAATGTACTTTGATTAAGTTTATCGGAATTTGCTATTGAAATAACCCACCATAACGAGCTATTACTATAATACTGTTGAGCTAAGGTATCAAATCTATCTCCCTGAACAGTATAAACATAAATATCATTTACTGATAGAGGTACCTCAGGATATTTAGATGTTTGGTAAACTAAATTTCCATCAATTTTTATTTTAGGTATGTTTTGATATCTATTCATTATTCAGCTGAAGTGTCTAGGAAATTATAGTTACTATTTTCATTATTTAATCCATTAGCTAATGCTATATATCTTTCATCTCCGTAAGAGTTAGCTAATCCAGTATTATTAATTCCGGCAAATGTGTTATCTTGTAAAGAAGGAATAAAATTTTGGATTGGTGTAAATGAGAATCCTGTAACTCTAATAATGTGTGGTAATTCTTTTACTGTCCCATCTTCCGAACCGGGGGTTACACCTATTCCTATTTCCCAAGGTGTATCTTCTTGAATTTCATAAGATAAAGAAGTTATAAATCCTGGTTGTTCGTATAAGTAGCCACCAACTGTTAATTGAACTAAATTACCTTTCATATAACCATTAGACCCATAGTCTGGGGTTAAGGTTGAAGCTAGATAATTTAATTTTTTATACATTGGAATAAGTTCAGCTTTTGATTGGGCTGCAACTGTCCAAGATAATGAAATTTGACGAGTAAACCCACCATAAGTATAAAATTGTTCACCTCTACCTAAATAACTAATACCGTTCCATGTTGAACTGTATGAATCAGACATAGGTCCTAAAAGTGCTCTAAAATGCATAAACGTTTTAAAATTAGGACTGTCGTTATCTATAACAGCAATTCTAAATTTAACTAAATCGTTTACAGGTTGTGAAGTATCTACATTTTCACTTCTGTAGATAGGTAATGCATTGATTTGGTCTAATGGTTTTGCAGTACCTGGTTGTGGGATACCGGCACCATTAGTATCTAAAACTCCTAAAGAATAGTTAGCATAACTTTTACCACCTCTTTGTCCGGGTTGTCCATAATTGGTTCTTAAATCAAGAGGTCCATTATTGTTAACATATCCTGGGGATAAAGATAAAGCACCTGCGTTTTCTGCAGTTTGTCTATCTTGACCTTGAATTTGTGTTCTTAATACAGCTCTAAAATCTTGAATTTTAGGTGATGCTAAAGAACCTTGTTTAGTTGGGCCTGGAAGGTTTTGAGAACCTCCATCAGGTAAAGGAGTTACTGTTGAATATGGAGTAGAAACTAAAACTGAACTATATGTCCAGGTATTCTGTTGTGTAGAGAATAAAGTAGGTTTTTTCTTTAATAAGGTTAAAGACGAATCAGACATATATCTTATACCTGTTCGTCCTACACCTAAAGTAGAACCTGGGCCTCCATTATAATCTAAAACATTTATACCATCATTAATTCTAAATCCTTCTCTTTGTAGTACTCTTTGTTGTGTATTAGCTGTTAATAAACTAACTAATCTATTATTTTCTTTAGATTCTTCAGGGCTATTTGGATTTGGTTTTACTTTATTAAAGTATAAGTTATTATTATAAGAATAAGCACCTGTTTCTGCAAAAGGATTTTCTCCTTGTTTATTTAAATGACCACCAAATGCTATTGCACCTGCTTGAGCTAATGTATTCAAAGGTGAATATACACCTTCATTTAAAATACCGCTAGTTTGTGTACGGGGAGCTGTACGAGATAATAATTGTTGTTTTGCAATAAAAAGTAATCCGTTTGGGGATTTAGTATCTGTAAACATTTTCCCCAAACGTTTAATATCAGTTGCGGAATCTGTTATAGCATTAATACCACCTCGTAAAATAAAATCTTCACGTGCTCCTAAATCATTAAAGCTTTCAGGGATAGGAGTTTGAATATAGGGTTGCCCACTATACCCTCCTCCAAGAGTATCCTTCCCGTATCTTAGGGATTTAAGATCAGTTTTTAGATTTATTAAAGGCATTATTTAGGAGGATTATCCAAATATTTTGGTGGAGTTTTTCCGTCTAAATCTAATTGTGATACCGCTAAACTTTTTTGGTATTGGGTCAGTCTGTCGTAAGCAAGAGGTGTTTTACCATCTAAATCCAATTGTGATGTAGCTAAACCTTTTTGGTATTGAGTAGCATTATCAAATGGTTGAGGATTTTTACCATCCCATTGAGTTAACTGTGAACCCTTTTTAAGTAAATCTAATAGTCCCATAGTTTTTTATTATAAATATTAAGTTATTGAACTCTATAAGTACTTACAGACATGGCTGTACCTACTTTAGTTCCATCTAAGTATATGTTTCCTCCTTGTTTTACAGTAGCTATAAGTTCGTCTAATTTAGCATAAAATTTGTCAAGAGGAATTACCGCTTCTGTTCCAGCTTCACCAACTATTGCTCTAGTTGGTCTAGTAACAATGCCTCCTGTAGCCATTGGTGTTTCACTAGAATCTATACTTGAAGATTTTTTAATATCTCTTGCAGCTAATGCTGTATCTATACCTATTGAAGCTGCTGTTCCGAATCCTGGAATAGTACCTGCTAATCCTGAAGCTACTTCACCTGCTGCTCCTAATATATCTCCATCAGCTAAACGACTTAAACCAAATCCAATACCTGCTAAAGCACCAATAATTGGGATTTTTTTAAGTACTGATTTGCCTAATGTTTTGGCTCCTACTTTTGCTGTAGTTTTTGCAGCGGTTGCTGTACCTGCTTTAACAGCGGATTGTGCCGCTGCTCCTGATACTGTTTTACCCGTTTCTTTCATAACAGCTTGAGTAACTTTTCCAGTTGCTTTTTCTCCAAATCCTAAAAATTTACCTATACCTTTAGCAAATTCAGCTATTTTTCCAAATTGAGAAAACATTTTAGCAACTTTACTAAATAAAACAACACCACCAACAATAGTTAATATTTTAGCTAATGAATCAGCATGTTCAACTATTTTTTGCATTAATGATTGCATATTAGGGAGAACTTTACTTGCTAAATTATCCATAGATTCAGCCATTTTTTGGCTAGCTTCTAATTGTAATTCAGCTAATGATCTATTTTCTCTTTGACGAATTAATTCATCTGAACCTAATTTATCTACTAGTTGTTTTCTTGCGGCTTCAGCTTCAGAAAATTTACCTTGTTTTCTAAGAGCTTCAATTGATTGCATTTCAGCTTCAACTTTAGCATCTCGTTCTTTAGCATCTTTAGCTCCTAATCTAGTAAGAGCTTCTTGTTCCATTAAAGAAGCAGCTAATTCTTCACGAGTCATTCCAACAGATTTAGCAATTGCTTCCTGTTGTAAACGATTCATTTTACCGAATTGTTCGGCATTACCTACGTTTTTAGCAATTTCTGCTGTTAACCCAGCTATATCATTGTTAAGAGCAAATCTTCTTGCTTCTTCTAAATTTAAATCTTTACCAGTAAGTAATTCAGCTTCTAATTCTCCTGCAATAGATTCTTCAAAATTAAGTAAACTACCAGCAATAGCATCTACTTTATTTAAATCTAAACCTAATCTTCTTGCTGCAGCACCAGCATCACCTAAACTTTTACCTTGTCCTTTAACACTAAGTAAAATAGCAGCATTAGCATTACCTACATCTTTTAAAACTTTTTTATAATCTACGGCCGCTTTGTTTCTATAATTACTAAATCTAACTTCACCTATTATATTTTGAGTAATAGATTTAGAACTTTGACCTATTGCTAAAGATAATGTTTCTAATTGTGATGCTTCATTAACGGCCAAACCTAATTGTTTGGTCATTGTAGCAAAGTTAACAGCATCTTCAGCACTAATAGCAGCTGTAGTTCCTAAAGTGTTAGCAAATTGTTCAAGAGCTGCTTGAGCGTCTTTACCTGTAATTCCGTTTACTGCAGCATCATTAAGACTCATAGCTAATTTACTAGCTTGGTCTCTACTCATGTTTAAATTACGAGCAGCTGATGTTGTTCTTTCATCTAAGTCAACAACTGCTTTAACAAAATTTCCTACTGCAAAAGCAGCTATTGCTTTTCCTGCTAATCCTGCTAATTCTTTTCCACCAGCTGCTAAAGCACTACCACCTTCGGAAGCAGCTTCACGAGCAGCATCTGATGCTCTTTGAAAATCACCTAAAACTTTACTTAATCCTGGGATTTGCTGAGTAAACTCAGCCATATCATCAAAGATTTTAGTTTGTTTGTTTAATTTTTCAAATTGGTCAGTAACTTTTCCAGCTGCTTTAGCTTGATCTCTTAATCTTTCAGCACCATCTTCATATCCTCTAGCTACACGATAAGCTTCTTTTGCTTGTTCTTTAGTAAAGTTTACAGCTTCTGCTCTTAAACGAGAAGCTTTAGCTTCTAATTTAGTAGCTTCTTCTTGAGCTTTACGGACTTTATCCTGGAATGTGGCTTGCTGTTTTTTGGATTTTAAGGTTTCAGAATCTACTTTAGCTAATGCATCACCTAATGATTTAGCAGCATTAAAACTTTCTTTGAAACCTGCAGTACTTTCTCCTGTTAGCTGACTAACTTTCTGAAGATTAGAATTGATGCTTTTTCCAATAGAATCTAAGTCATTTAACAGACCAATAGATTCTTGTCTAATCTTTTTGATTTCACCTTCGTTTAAGTCGCCTACTTTTTTTGCCATTAAGGAGATTATTTATTATAAATATTAAAAGGCGTCATTTTTTTGACGCCTTTGTAACATATGATGGAACATTTACTTTTTTATCAGTTCCCGCTGATTTCATCGCAGCAATTGATTGTTCTACTGTATTAGTATTGCTGTTAGTTTCCTCATAAAATTCTTTAATTCGTTTAAAAGTAAAGTTTCTTAACCAAATAGGCATGTTATAAACTGTATTCCAGTCATAACCTCCTTTACCAAAAAATACTATTTCATGGATTTGGTCGAATAAACTTACTCTATACTCAGGCGTCAGGCCAAAAAAAGTTAATCCCGATCGGTAGATCTACGTCCTCCTCTACGCCATCTGAATCGGTTAATACTACTTTTAAGTTTATGTCTGGGGATATTTCGTTATAATATGCTCTAAATGCTCTAGCATCTTTAGCTAAAAAATAATTATTAACGAAATCTCTAATATCTTTCTTTTCAGATGATCCATTAATTGAAGTTATAATGTGGCTAAGTCTTACAGTAACTTCGTTAGCATTATCTTTATTAATTTTCTTTAAACCTTTAATTTCATCTTCAATCTTAATTTCATCACCGTGATTAATCAATTTAAAAGTAACAACATTACCCGTTTCTGGTAAAGTAAAGCTAAATTCATTTTTACCACTATTTGTTACTTCAGAATGTAAAGGTTTATGTTCAAGAGTACTTAAGTCAACATTTTGTTTTTGACCATCATACATAAATTCATAGTTAGCTCCGTATGAAAGAATACGTGCTGCTATCATAATAGCATTTTTATCACCAACTAAAAGATCGTTGTAATTAATTTTACTAATAATTAAAGAACTAAGTAATTTATCAATTACTGTACCTTGTCTAATATAGTTTTGATTAGTAAGAATATCTTCTTCTTTTGCGGTCATGTATTTCATTTCCACTTTACCTTCACGAAGAAGATTTCCTTCAGGATATAACAAACCTTTTGAAGGTAATTCTACAACCTCCGTTGGTAACTTAAATTTATTTTCTTCCATAGATTATTTTTATAACTTTATTGTCGTATATAAATATATGAGAAAAAAAGAAGCTCGCGAAAAATCGCGAGCTCTTTTAAATTTATTTTTACTGATTAGAAGTTCAATACACAGTAGTCTGGTTGAACTGTCATAGTAATGTTTACAGCAGTGTTTTCAGTATCCCAGTTATAATCACCGAAGTTAGCTTCAGTAATAAGAGCACCTTTAATAATCCATTCTGATACGATATCGCCTACAGGTCCTAATACATCGAAAGTTAAATCTTTCTTGTAGAAATCACTGTAACCATCTCTACCAGTTACTGATTCATGGTGTAAACGTACCCATTCCATTACTGCCTGAGCACCTGAAGGAGTGATAGGATCAAACAATGTAAACTGAATAGGGCCCCAAGTTGTTTTACCTTTAACATAACGTTGTACGTTAATGTGGTTTAAAGCTACTGTACCTTGAGTTAGTGTTACAGCACCAACACCTTTAATTTCATAAGCAGGAATACCATCAATATACATGATGAATCGGTTTGCCTGTTTTGGTTCAAAGGCTGTGAAAAATATTTCGTTTGGATCTAATACTGCCATTTTATTTTATTTTGTTATAAATATTCAACTTTTAAAAAATTACGCTGGGAAAGTTGCTCCAGTAGGTAAGATGTTGAAATCCAAGTAAATGAATTCAGCAGTCTTAGTTGGTTGTAGATAAATCTGACCTACTAACTGGTTTCTATCAATTACGTCTGGAGTGTTGTTTGAACTGTCCATTACTACTTTAAACGCGTACAAACCTTGACGTTGTTGTACTGATTCTAAGTATGGGTTAACTTGACTTAAGAAGCTATTTCTTGTAGAGATAGTATTTTGTTCGAATACTAAGTTTTGAGCTACTTGAGAAATGTAAGACTTAAGAGCAATTAATAATCTACGAACGTTAACACGATCAAGTGCTGATGCAGTTGTTTGAAGTGTTTTCTGACCGTATACTACAGTACCAATACCAGGGAATGTAGCGATTGGGTTAACTTTGTTTAAGTATAAAGTATCGCGGTTAGCTTGAGATAATTTCTTTTCAGCTCTTACTACGCTACCTAATCCACCTCTGTTAATACCAGCAGGTGCGAACCATGGCTCACTTACTGAATCGTTATATGCATAAACACCACCAATCATAGTTGAAGCTGGTACCCATACTAATTGAGCTGAATCTGGATCGATTGTTTGAACCCAAGGCCAGTAAGCAGCAGCATATGAACTATTTTTAGCGTTTGCAGCAGATGTTGTAGCTGAAATACTTGAGCTATAAGGTACTAAATCATTTACGTAAATTGCATCACCTCTATTTTGAGTATTAGAGATAATTGTATTTACACCTGAAGCACCTAAAGGACCTTCTGAAGCAAATAAACCAGGAGTTAATAATACGTTGTATCTGTAATCATCAGCATTTGCCATCAAGTTAATCATGTTAGTGTAACTTGCTGTGTTCAAACCTTGAATGTTATTTACACCTGAAACAATGCTGTTATAGTATTTAGCACCTCCACCAACGAATAAAGCACCAGTAGCAGCACCGAATGATCCGGAAGCATTTACAGGGATTGAAGATGTGTATTGCGCTTTTGCTATACCAGTATTATCAAAATAGAATGGGGTTGGAGTTAATACTGAAGAAACGTAAACGTATCTTGAAGCATTAGAATAAGTACCAACTACTTCTACTTGGTTATCTACTGAGTTATATTGTTTATATTGGTCACCAATTACTTTAGATACGTAATTAGGAGCTGTTGGGTCCATTGATAAATTAGTCCAACTTTCTAATACAATAGGAGTATTAGCGTTATCATTACCCTGTCTAACTAATAAACTAAATGTACCTGATGCTGTATCAGAATTTGTAATTTGCCATCTAATATTATCAATAGAGCCAGAAATTAATGAACCACTTACGTCCATGCTACCCGTATTGTTCATGATAGCACCTTGTGAAATAGTTTTAAATACTAAAGCTTCTACAGATGCACTTGCATAAATAGGAGTACCTGAACCTGTAGCTGTTGTTGCGCTTGTGAATGAACCTGTTACTACTCTTGATACCAATAATGTTTGACCACCATTTGCAAAGTAATTGTAAGCTGCAATAGAGGTAAAATAAGTATAAACTTGGCTAGCACTTAAGAAAGTAGTACCAAATTTATTTTGATAATCGCTGTATGAAGTAACGATTGTAGGAACTTCAACCGGGCCTTTAACTGTTGGACCAATAAGTGAGGCCCCTACAGTAACTGGCTGCTGGGTAATAAATGACTGGTCGTTTTCAAGCGCTAAGACACCAGGAGATATTAATGTTTCTGCCATTGTTAGATGTTAATTAATGTTTTGTTATAAATATGTTAAGTCTTTTCAAAATATTACCTTGGGACTATTTCTCCCGTGGATAAATTTATGTTCGCATCACCATATTTTTGTTGTAACAAAGCACCAATTTCTAATTCGGCCTTTTTAATTTGTGATAACTCTTCGATTAGTTGTTCTTTTTGAAGTTCAAGATCTTGTATATTAATTTCAATCACTCCAAACTTTTCGATCAAATCTCCTCGTTTATTATTTAATTCTTGTAACTTAGATAACTCTTCTGGTGCTAGAACTTTATTTTCCATATTAATAAATATTAAGTATTCTATTAAGAGAATTAATTACTTGAGAGGATTCTATTGTTTTTGTGCATTCAAAATGTCGCGGAGTATCTTTATAATCTGGGCACCATTCCCAATCTCCTGGATCTAACCATTTGCGGTTAAAACATCCTTTACATGTTTTAGGATCTTCAGGGTAAACACGTTCGCATTCTTGAAATTCAGTGTATGGGTAACTAAATCCTGAAATCATAATTGTTGGTGTGTTTAAAGACCAAGATAACCAACTTAATCCACTACCTACTCCTATAAATGCTTTTGCATCACGGATATCGATCATTCTATCTTGTAATGGTAAATCTCCGGTTTTATTAATTACTCCAGTTAAAGTACCTCCTAATTTAGAATCATGCCATTCATCACCTAAAGGTTCTTGTGTAATCATTACAACTTTATAACCTTTATCATTCAAATAATCGATTACTGTTTGCCAACCACCTTTGTGATTCCAATACTTAGCGTGAGCCGAAGCATGTGGGGCTATTACAACATAATCACCTTCAATATCTGTTTTAGATTTTGGTGAATTTATAATAGGTTTAACTTCAGAATATTTTAACCCTAAAATTTCGCTTGCTGTTTGTTGTAAAGGATATTTTTTAAAATCAATTGGAATTTTATCAAACACAACTTTTTTACCATCGTAAAACCATCCAATACTATACATCGCATAAATGTTATCTACTTGAAATCCAGGTTTTACAAATTCAATATTAGGATAATTTCCTTCGAACCATTCATTGTGGAATGTTGAGCAAATTACCTCACACATAAATGTTTTTCTGAATTCTTCAATGTAAGGGAACCATGCTAAAGTATCACCCATCGCACCAGAATCAATGTGTATATAAACGCGTTTTCCTTTTGGATCCCAATTATGTTCAAATACTAAATCGCCGTTACTATAAACTTCTACACGCCAATTAACGCAGTATTTAATGTTAGTACGGGTCCACATATTATTATTAATCGTACTTTCGTGCATTACACGATTTGTTTTACGATTAATAAATTTTACATTATATTCTCCTTCTAAAGGACCTAAAACTTCTAAAAAGGCACCATTAACAAAATTAACATTAAAAGTATTTTGTGGTTTTTTACTTTCAATATTTAATATTTTTGTATTTGAATATTCTTTAATTAAAATATCTTTCATGTAATATTATTAATTCTTTAGAACGATTTAACCAAGATAATTCATTTGCTGTCTGTAATGCTCGTTGACGGTAATGACCATATTCATTAATTATTGTATCTAACCCACGCAACATTTCATTAAAATCTCTTGGTGCTCTCCATAACCCGTGGAATGTAGTATCTGTTTCTATCCAACCCAAAATAGGTAAACCACAAGCGGCAGCTTCTAACAAAGTTAAATTAGGGTGCCCAGCTTCTAATTCTGAGGGATGTAAAAATATAGTATATGAGGTATAAATTTGTCTTAGAGTTTCATTCGAAGGTTCATATATAATTGACAATTTTGGATAACCATATACCCATGAATTTTCTTCAAACCAATTTTCATTATTTTTAGGACCAACAATTGTAATAGGTAAATTACGGGCCATTGCTATTTTAACACCTAATTCAAATCCTTTTCTATCATATGAACCGTATCCACCTAAACCATTATTTGCTAACATTAATAAATTATGTGCTAATGGAGGTGTTTCGTTAGGATAAAATGTATCTGTATTTACACCATGTGAAAAATAATGTACATTTGGTAAATTAAAATATTCTACAAGATAACGAGCCGGTACCAATGAAAATACCGAACGCTCCATTGCTTGTCTGTTTTGTTTGTAAACATCTGAGTTTTTACCATAATGATAAGCATGATGATCATGGTGTTGAAATACATAAGGTATTCCTCGATCTGCTAATTCTAATGCTAGATTAGCAACGTGTACCATTACTAAATCATATTCACCTGATTGTACTTCACTAGCCCATTTAATATCTACCTCGTGACCTAATTGTTTAAGATTACAAGTAAATTCCCATACAATTTTTTCAACCGCACCCCATGCTGGAGGTGGGATTGGAATTCCGCAACCTGGGTTTACTTGGCAAATTTTCATTTTAGTGTTAAGAATCCGTTTTTATTTAGTTTATTATCGTAATAATCCTTATTTACTATAATCTGTTTACGTTCAACAAGTTTTTGATTATGCCTATCGTGAGCATGATAATATATTTTATATGTTTTTTCAGGATTAAAGAATACCTGTCTAAACCAAGATACTTTACCTAACACTTTTATCGTTTCATCAAATAACATTTGATCATCCTCGTATACAGAAATTTCAATATCTCTATTATCAACTGAATTAGCTATACTTAAAAATACTGCAAATTGATTATCATGATTTTTAACAGGTAATACTGAAAAATATTCTACTCTTGAATAATCTTTATGTTCAAAATTTTCACCTATTAATTTAGTAAAATTAGGTTCATCTTCCCAATATACCTGATCTTTGTTTTGGTTAAATGTATGGTATGTTAAATTTTCTAAACCATTAGATTCACTACCCCATTTTGTCATTAAACTATCGTACTCTTCTGAAGTAGATATTGATGGGAAATGGTCAAGATAGAATTTAGGTGTTGATGCTAAAAAGTAAGTAATTACTGTATTACCTTCTTGTTCTTTTTTAAAACCAACATATGCTTTTTTCTGGTCTAGGATTTGAGATATATCATCTAAAAATTTAGGGTTAGATAGATAATAATCATAATTTAAAAAGTATAATTTTTTAATACCTAAATCTTGAGCTAATGCAGCAGCATTATAATAATTTGTATAAACTGCTGGTCCATGATAAATGTCATTATCTTCTCCATTTAACAATAAATCTACTCTCCAATTACCAAAATCAAACCATGTGTATTGATAGTAAGTATGTTTTGTTAAAAGATTATTTTTATCATAAACATAATAATCAGCAAGTTCTTGTAACTTTTCCGAAACTGGGATGTGTGATGTTAATATAACCTTTCTACCAGATGATTGAATAGATTTGATACATTCCTCTGTAGTTTTAGAAATTGATTCTAACATTGGGTATGTTGAAATTACAACTGCTTCTTCTTCAATCTTAGGTTTATTTACATAATGTAAAGTAGATTCAATTAAACTTAAATTATAAGAAAAATCTGTAAAATCTAAGTAATTTACATTATAATCATCCCAATAATTAAGGTAAACTGGAAGATTATATATTAAAACTGGTATTTGGTATGAAACTGCCTCTCTAATTACTAAAGGCATTGTTTCTTTATCATTGTTTGTACCACGAGACGTAAATAAAAACAAATCCATTGCCTGATAGAAAGCATCTACATCTGTACGTTCATTCCACCAGGTTAAATTATTGGGTTTGTTATTCATTAACGGTTCCCAATAATGTTTAAAATTATCTGCTTGATTACCTACACAATGGAATTCATATTGGGACAATGCTTTAGCATATTCAAAAAATTCAGCCTGATTTTTACGTGGGGTAAATAGTCCAATATGTAAAATATGTTTTTTACTTGGGTCTAATCCTAATTTCTTTAATGCTTCTGTTCTATCAGGGCGTTCAACATATTCGATAGGGTAGTATACAACTACTTTAGGAATATCTATGTCTTTGTATTGTTGAACCTGCCATTCAGAGACAAACATGAACTTATCGGGAAAGAATTTCTTTTGAGTTGTATCGTAAGATGAATCGTGAGATGTTTCTACGATTTTATACTTTCTTTCCTTTGTATAAAGTTTTTTAGCAACCTCAAAGTCCATAAAGAATTCAGGAATTTCTTCTAAATGAACAATATCGGGTTGAACTTTATTTATAATATCGATAAGTTCGTGTTTATTTTCTCCTAAAGTAAAAAACTTGTCGGGGTCGACAAGCTTTACAATTTTATTACGAGTAACTACTAATACACCTCCTGTACAATCAACCCATTCAACCAAATAAATTTCATAACTATCTTTTAATAGTTCAATTTTTTTAGTTAAATACTGAGGTAATCCCCCAGTTGATAAATGAGGCGCTACATATAGTAGTTTCTCCATAACCTTTGTTAAGTAAAATTAGAATGAAGCTTTTTCTGTACCTTCAGTCTCGGCGGGAATAAATTCGCCGTTTTCAATGTTGATAGTACCAACACCGTACTTGTCAGAAAGGGTTTTACCTATTTCACTTTCTTCTTCTTTTAAATCATTGAAGAACTTAACAAGCTCAGTTTCTCTAGCTTCAAGTTGCAATTTAGCAATTCTAAGATTACCAAATTCAGCTACGATAGCATTGTTTTTCTGTTGGATTTCTTTAAGAGCGTCGATCTCTTTTTTGGTTAATTTTTTAATAGCCATAAATTTATTTTAATAACAGTTTGTGTCAATAAATATATAAAAAATATTTTAAATATCCAAGTTTAGAATATATAACCTGGAACAGCATATCTGTTTCCTGCATATATTATTTCAATCCATGAGTCTGGTTCTCCTAAAACGTTGTTTGGAGGAAGATTACTAAATACTAAATCTACCATGTTACCTCCTGCTGGTGGGTTAGCTGGGGGTTGAACTCCTGGAGTATCAATTTCTAAACGGTTAGTTTGTAAAATAGCTCCACTAACACCATCATTAACACGCATTAAATCTGAAGCGTTGTTAATTGTAACAAAGTCTACAGACTGTATTGTAGTTGCAGATACTGTATAAACTAAATAGTTTGGTTGGTTGTTAAATGTACCACCACTAATACCTGAGGTACCATTAAATGATAAACCTGAAGTACCTGCTGAACCGCTTGTACCTGAGGTACCACTTGCTGCTGATAAACCTGCAGCACCTGCAATACCTGAAGTACCTGAACTACCACTTGTACCTGCAGTACCTGATGTTCTTGAATTACCACTAGTTCCAGCTGTACCAGATGTATTTGAAGCACCTGAGGTACCTGCTGTTCCTGAAGTATTTGAAGCACCTGAAGTACCTGCTGTACCGCTTGTACCGCTTGTACCTGAAGTACCAGAAGCACCTGAACCTCCATCTACACCCGAAGTACCAGATGAACCTGAAGTACCGGCTGTACCGCTTGTTGCACTAGCACCACTAGTACCATTTGTACCTGAAGTATTACTTGCTCCTGAGTTACCAGCTGTACCTGAAGTACCTGAATTACCTGATGTACCGTTTGAACCTGCTGTGCCTGAAGTACCACTTGTTTGGGATATACCACTAGCACCTGCTAGACCTGAAGTACCAGAACTTCCGCTTGTACCTGAAGTACCGCTTGTTGCACTAGCTCCACTTGTACCATTTGTTCCGGAAGCACCTGAAGTGCCATTTGTTCCGTTTGTACCTGAGGCACCACTAGTACCATTAGTTCCATTTGTTTGAGAAGCACCTGATGTTCCAGCTGTACCACTTGTTTGTGAAGCACCTGAAGCACCGGCTGTACCTGAAGAACCACTTGTTCCAGAAGTACCAGAAGTTGCACTAGCTGCAGAAAAACCAGCAGCACCTGCTATACCTGAAGTGCCTGATGATCCACTTGTTCCACTTGTACCATTTGTACCTGAAGTACCAGATGCACCTGAAGTGCCACTTGTACCTGAAGCTCCTGAAGTTCCGCTTGTACCTGAAGTTCCTGAAGCACCGCTTGTACCATTTGTTCCGTTTGTACCTGAAGCACCGCTTGTACCATTTGTACCTGCCGTACTAGAAACACCTGAAGTTCCAGTTGTACCGTTTGTACCTGAAGCACCTGAAGTGCCATTTGTACCTGAAGTTGCTGCAGCTCCTGAAGTTCCATTTGAACCTGAAGTGCCTGATGTTCCGCTTGTGTTTGATATACCACTAGCACCTGCTAAACCTGAAGTACCTGATGAACCTGAAGTACCTGATGTTCCGCTTGTACCAGAAGATCCTGATGTACCTGAAGTTGCAGATACACCTGATGTTCCATTTGTTCCGTTTGTTCCAGAAGCACCTGAAGTTCCTGAAGAACCACTTACACCTGATGTACCTGAGGTACCATTTGTACCTGCGGTTCCGCTTGAACCACTTCTTCCTGAAGATCCTACTAAACCTGAAGTGCCTGAACTTCCACTTGAACCTGAAGTACCTGAAGTAGAGCTCTGACCGCTATTACCTGCGGCACCACTTGATGCATTACTACCACTTGAACCTGAAGTTCCGCTTGTACCTGAAGTACCTGATGCTCCTGAACCCCCATCTACACCTGAAGTACCTGAACTGCCTGAAGTACCACTTGTTCCGTTTGTACCACTAGTACCTGCAGTTCCTGAAGTTCCACTGGTTCCACTAGAACCTGATGTTCCAGATGAACCTGAAGTGCCTGAACTTCCGGCTACTCCAGAGGTACCGTTTGTGCCTGAACTACCTGAAGTACCAGATGTACCATTTGTACCTGAAGAACCAGCTGCTCCTGAAGTACCGTTTGTACCAGAAGAACCACTTGTTCCACTTGTTCCGCTTGTACCAGAAGATCCAGCATTACCTGATAAACCTGAAGTACCAGTTGAACCAGAACTTCCGCTTGTGCCTGAAGTTGCTGATTGACCGCTATTACCAGATGCACCACTTGAACCTGAAGATCCAGATGTACCTGAAGTACCATTTGTACCTGAAGTACCTGAAGTTCCACTTGTACCTGCTGAACCTGATGTACCTGCTGTACCTGAAGATCCAGATGTACCTGAAGTACCAGAAGTAGCACTTACTGCTGAAGCACCTGCTGCACCGGCAATACCTGAAGTACCTGAACTACCTGAAGTACCACTTGTACCACTAGTTCCTGCTGTACCGTTTGTACCAGAAGATCCGCTTGTACCTGAGGTACCGTTTGTACCTGAAGTTCCTGCAGCACCGCTTGTGCCTGAAGAACCGCTTGTACCTGAAGTACCTGAAGTGCCATTTGTACCTGATGTACCAGATGTACCTGCTGTACCAGAAGATGCTGCTAAACCTGAAGTACCAGTTGAACCTGAGCTTCCTGAAGTACCTGAAGTTGAACTTTGACCGCTATTACCGGCAGCACCATTTGATCCTGAGGATCCTGAAGTACCGCTTGTACCTGAAGTTGCTGAGGCACCTGAAGTACCATTTGTACCTGTTGAACCAGATGAACCTGAACTTCCACTAGTTCCACTTGAGTTAGATGTTCCAGATGAACCTGAAGTTCCTGAACTACCACTTGTTCCTGAAGAACCAGAAGTACCACTAGTTCCTGATGAACCGCTTGAACCACTTGTACCAGAAGAACCAGAAGTACCGCTTGTACCACTTGTATTTGATATACCACTAGCACCTGCTAGACCTGAGGTACCAGAACTACCTGAGCTTCCGCTTGTGCCTGAACTTCCAGAGGTACCTGCTGTACCTGAAGTTCCTGACGAACCTGATGTTCCTGAAGAATCTGATGTACCGCTAGTTCCTGCAGTACCATTTGTACCTGATGTACCTGAACTACCTGAAGTTCCTGCACTACCTGAAACACCAGATGTACCTGAAGTACCTGATGTACCAGAATTACCGGCTAAACCTGAAGTACCTGAGCTTCCACTTGAACCAGATGTTCCAGAAGTAGCAGATTGACCACTATTACCAGAGTTACCATTTGTTCCGTTTGAACCTGATGTACCTGAAGTGCCATTTGTGCCTGAAGATCCTGAAATACCAGATAAACCTGAAGTGCCTGTACTTCCACTTGAACCTGAAGTACCAGAAGTGGCGCTTTGACCACTATTACCGTTTGCACCAGATGAACCTGAACTACCTGATGAACCTGATGTTCCGCTTGTGCCTGAAGTTCCTGCTGAACCACTTGATCCAGATAAACCTGAAGTACCAGTTGAACCTGAACTTCCACTTGTACCTGAGGTTGCACTTTGTCCTGAGTTTCCGTTTACACCTGAAGAACCACTTGTTCCAGATGTACCTGAACTACCTGATGAACCTGAAGTACCACTTGAACCTACTAAACCTGAAGTACCTGAACTGCCTGAGCTACCGCTTGTACCTGAGGTTGCACTTTGACCACTATTTCCTGATACACCAGAAGATCCGTTTGATCCTGAACTTCCTGAGCTACCTGATGAACCTGAAGTACCTGACGAACCTACTAAACCTGAAGTACCTGTACTTCCACTTGAACCTGAAGTACCAGAAGTTGCACTTTGTCCTGAATTTCCAGCAATACCTGATGATCCATTTGAACCTGAGCTACCAGAAGATCCTGAAGTGCCTGAAGTGCCTGACGAACCTACTAAACCTGAAGTACCTGATGAACCTGATGAACCTGAAGTACCTGAAGTTGCACTTTGTCCTGAATTTCCAGCAATACCTGATGATCCATTCGAACCACTAGATCCTGATGAACCTGAAGTACCACTTGAACCTGATGAACCAGTTAAACCTGAGGTACCAGATGAACCTGAGCTACCGCTTGTGCCTGAAGTTGCTGATTGACCGCTGTTACCAGAAACACCATTTGAACCACTACTACCACTAGAACCAGATGAACCTGAACTACCAGAAGATGCCGCTAAACCTGAAGTACCTGTACTACCAGAAGAACCTGATGTTCCTGAGGTAGCACTTTGACCACTATTTCCTGCTATACCAGAAGATCCATTTGAACCTGAACTACCTGAAGAGCCAGATGTACCAGATGAACCAGACGATGAGGTTAAACCACTTGTACCAGAAGAACCTGATGTTCCACTTGTACCTGAAGTTGCAGATTGACCACTATTACCACCAGCACCCGCTGAACCAGATGAACCTGAAGATCCACTTGTACCTGCTGTACCTGAAGAACCAGCACTTGCTGAGCTACCAGAAGTACCGCTTGTACCTCCACTTGTACCTGAAGAACCTTCTATACCAGAACTACCTGAAGAACCAGATGATCCAGAAGATCCACTTGTGCCAGAAGTACCAGATGAGCTAGAAGTACCTGAGGTACCTGCTGTTGATCCTGAAGTACCTGAAGTACCATTTACACCTGAAGTACCATTTGTACCTGATTGTCCACTTGAACCTGTTATACCTGATGTACCAGAAGAACCTGAAGTACCGCTAGTACCTGATGTACCAGATGTACCTGTTGTACCACTTCCTCCGCCTCCTCCTTGAACTAACGATACAACACCCTCATCATCAATTGTTAAGACATATCCCTCCCATCCTTGTGTTACGATAGGTAAGTTATATTTGTTAAAGCCAAGTGATCTATCAAAGAAACCCCTACCTTGGTTTGGGTTGTCTAATCGATTATTACCACTGTACCTGTTTTCAGCCATGCCTTAAAAACGTTTCTTATAAATATTAAAACTTATATTGATAAAACTGTTAAGGCAGCTTATTTACAGTAGTTTCTGATATCAATACCTGAGTTGTGTTTGAGAATTTCGATATAGCTGTTACATCTTTCTGTAATGTGTCTGGAATGATGTAGCCGTTAATTCTTAAATCGAATGTACTTCTAATAATACGTTCGTCGTTGTTAGTTAGTTCGGTTTGAAAACCAAAAGAATCGATCATTGTTTTAAATTGGTATCTTTCAGGATTACCCCAGTATGCATCAGAAGCATATTCAATTGCCTCAACTATTTTGTTTAGTTGCTCAACATAGTACGTAAATGCCGCGCATGTATACGTTATAGTAACATAATCAGGCACAACTGTGGCGTAGTATTGAATTTCAGGAGTTCGGTTATTTAATACGTTAAATTGACTATATTCGTTTCGTGCGTCATAGCTTTTTTTAGAAACACTATAGTTGTTTGGGTTGTTAGCGTCTAACTTGTTTGTAATAGTTCTGTTTTTTGTAATATCTGTTCTTTTGAACATGATAAGAGGTGCCATAATTTTACCTTTTATATCTCGGTAAAATCCATCTCTTTGATATGATTTCCATTTTTCAGGAGAACCATAAATTACGGGAACAGGTAAACGTTCACCATTTTGCAATACTGAAGGTTTAATTACTTCATTAAAATAATAAAAAACGGCTTCATCAATGTCTTGAATACCAACGCTAAATGGTTTTACATCATCTCCTTTCCACGATACCTGTTGTGAGCGATTTGGCTTTAATCTATCGTTTGGATTTCCCCATTCAGGAGCAGTTGCCTTATGTTGAGATAAGCTTATCTCTTTTTGGGTTTTTGGAGTCGGTTTTCTAGTAGCCATTATATTCTTTGATTAACAATTCCAACACGATCAGCAGGTACATAGTGAGCATCACATATTACACTTACATTGTAACCAAACTCATTCAAATCAGTTTCTAATGGGTTAACATTATTAGCATCCGTATATGGATAAGCAGGATCTTTACCTACAAAGAATTGACTTGTGTTTACGTTGTCAATTTCCCAATATCCATTTTGGAACATTATAAAGTCACCTACCTCAGGTTGAACATTAGCGTCAACTAAATCATCTCGTAAGAATCTATATTGAACACTCCATTTAAAGTCAACACCAAAATCATCAACTGGGTTTTCAAAATTGCTGGTTTCGATTAAAGCATATATAAGTAAAGGTTGTTGAAATACTCTTCCCATATTTGCCTCACCATACATATTTGTTTTTGTTTCTGTAAGGTTTACTTTATAAAATACTACTTGTTGAGAAATAATGTTTTGCATCAACTCGCGGTTGATGTATCTAAACATTGAAATATCTCTAGCTTGTCCAAATAGTGCCATTATCCTATAAAGATTGTCATTGGTGATTGATTCAATTCATTTTGTCTTGCAGTAGATTCTGCTGATCTTCTTTCTAATAATGCTTGACGAGATGTTGAATCAAAATATTCTCTTAATCTTGTAATTAAATTTTCTTTTTCTGTAGTAGCAGCTGTAACTAATGTATCACCATTTAATGTTACTTCTGCCCCTGGAATTGGTATTGAAGAATATTTGTTACGAGTGTAACCTAACATTTCTTTAGATAATGCTAATGTGTATTCAAATATCCAAGATCTACCTACAGAGTTAATATCGTTATAGTTAGGGTTAGTGTATGGAACGTTTGAGGCGTTTGAAATTTTTCCTATACCATTTGTTACAGCTGAGTTTAATCTGTCTTCTACTTTAATAAAGTCGAATACTAAGATTTCACCATATCCTAAACCGTCTGCCCCATCAAAATCACCATCACCCATTCCAGTACCAGGTACTGGGAATACTGTAATAATATTATTTATAATATTAAAGGTATAGTTAGATAAAGTTACAGTGTTTTGCATTTCAATTGCTTGAAGATTCTGCATTGTGTAACTTGTAGGCATCATAAGATAGTTAGAGTATCCATATCCAAAGCCATAAACACCAGCTGCAGGAACACCTCCTAAACCAGCACCTCCACCTTGACCTAACATGTAGGGAGAATATAATTGGTTAATTGCTGGAGGTGGTTGATACCAAACGTTTTTAATTTCTATACCGCCTGAAATTCCATTTTCAATAGCCCATGCTTTTAGGTCATATTGTTGAACAGATGCTGTAAGCATTAATTGACCTTTAAGCCAAGTTACGTTACCACCAGCTCCTGCTTCCTCACCATACTGTTGAGACAGTCTAACAATGTTTGCCATTGAAGGTGTGATGATACTGTCGTTAACATCAATAGATTGTGTTACACCTTCTAAAGATAAATAGTTATCTCTTAATTGATATGCGTATAATTCGTTGCCGTAAACTGTAGTTGCTTCTTCAAAAGCAGTGTAAAAGTTTACAGCTTGCAGTTCTACGTTTTCGATAGGGTAACCTAAACGAATAGCACAGAACTTTGCTACTTTATCAGCATCAACTTGGAAATCATATTGATTATCGTAAAAACCAAAAGGCGTATCTCCAGGGAAAAATGATGATGAGCCAGGCCAAATAGGAACGTTTGCCATACTTTTTATTTATAAATATTAAAAAAGAAAGCAACTGTCCTACCCTATCTGTTCTACTTTGTATTGTCTTCCTGTTGGATCGTTAGCTTGCAATTCAGCAGCTTTTAATTCTGCTTCCTCTAAATTATCGTAATCGTAAATCGGATCGTCTGATTCTAGTTGTGCTACCCAAATATCATCTAAACCCGGAATAAACTGCATAAATATTCTGTAGATCATAATTAAACTTGATATGTTATATAACCAGAAAGTACACCTCCATTTACAGCATTGTATAAAGATCTACCATTTAACCCAAAACCATTAGCACCAGAATCATAATAATCTATAATAATTCTACTTTCACCACCAACAATATATCCTTTAACTTGAGTACCTGCTGCACCTGCACCTAATAAACCTCCTTCAGTGATTATTAAAGAGGAAAATACTCCAATACTTGAGTTTGAAGCATATGGTAAATCATCAATAGTTCCAGTACCTGTGTTTGCACTTAAAGTAATATCATTTACCTCAATATCAAACCAAGCGTGAACTACATTTCCAATACGAGTATAAAGTCCAACTGGATCAGTAGTGTAGTTTACAGTACCTAAATTATTATTAGTGGTATCAAGAGAAGGAGTCCAAACACCTTCTTCATAAAAATTTAAAGTAGTTTGTCCAAAATTAATTGATGAACCGGAAATTGCTCCGGATACATGAAGTTTAGTTCCGGGAGTTGCTGTTCCAACCCCTAAATTTCCTTTTCTAACTATAAAATCGTAATCTGTTGCCATAACTATGTTTTATTATAATGCTCTATATGCTGTTTTTACTTCCCAAGTTCCGCTTGAGATGTTTGCTGTTAATACTAAACTACCGGCTACAATAGATGTTGAGAAATCTACGGCCGCTGTAGTACCGATATCGGCTGTACTTGTGTCTGTGTATCGTGAGGTTGAATTGTTGTGTACTGCCATTACTGTTCCGGCTCTCATGTTTACTGAACCCGAGGCAACATAGTAATCAAAGAATGCTGCTTTAAAGGATGCTGTTGGAACAGAAGCAATGTTTGTGTTTGTGGTAAGTGAACCTGAGAAGGTTGTTGTTTCAATAGTTGTTGTACCTTGATTCTCTATTGCAATTGCGCCTGAGACTTGGAGTTTGTATGATGGTGAGGTTGTTCCAATACCTACGTTACCTGTTGCTCTTTTAAATGTTACTGCATCATTACTGATTCCATAAGAATAAAAAATTAAATCTCCATTCCCAGCACCGTTTGTTAATTGCCAATCATTAGCGTTATCTCTATTAAATAATATACCACCATCTTGACCGCTTTTCTTGTTTAAATATAAGTAATAATTAGCTGCTGCATTATTAGCATTAAGCTGAATGTTACCACCTTCAACACTTAATTTCTGGTTTGGGGTAGTAGTACCAATACCTACGTTACCACCTGTTAAAACAGTAAAATAAGAAGAAGGCCAATCACTAAAGGTTGATGGGGTATTTGATGCTCTGTATCCTATCATAAAAGCATCAGCAGTACCCCATTGTGAATTTCCTTGACCTATTTGCCAACTTGAAGTTGTTTGAGCTCCATAAAACAAAATAGAAGGTCTATCGTTAGTACCAGCATTATCTGTTTTAAATTCAGCTACAATTCCATAACTGTGATTTCCATTAACGTTAATAAAACTAGCTGCTGGGTAATAAACTCCTAATCCGTTAACTGAGTTTTGGAATACAGATAAACCTATATCATCAACCGCAGCACCTGATACGTGTAGTTTAGCTAGTGGAGTAGTAGTACCAATACCTACTTTACCTCCATAAGGTTGAAGTTGGATGTTACCGTCATTTCCTCCGTTATTAGTTTGAATTTGGTATTCACCGGCTCCTGCTTGACGGAAGTACATTAAATCAGATGTACTAGCACCCATAGTAAGCATGACTGAAGATCCTAATATTGATAGTTTAGCTGTACCTCCAGTTGTGAATGAACTAGTAATACCAATACCTACGTTACCCTCTATAATAGCTCCGTTTGAAGGAGGAGTAGTAGCTTGATAATTACTACCGATAGAAGCACCTCCTCGTACTAATAATCCAAAAGCACCAGTGTTAACAGGTACTGAACCTCTATCGTATCCGATCCATGTATTACCCTTACCGTCAACTCTTAATGGACCTACTGTTCCATCATAAGTAATATTAATTAAACTAGCATTAGTTGCATCAGTATCGGTATAGTCAAATCGACCTAGCTGCATACTAAATAAACCTGTAGTATCTACTGTGCCAGGACCATTGTTTGTTTGATCACTTATTAAAATAGCAGGTTGGCTAGTCCATGAACCTGGAGCTGCTCCAGTTCCATGTCTTAGTACTGCGATAGCATAGTCTGTATTATCAGATGTTGCTTGTTTACCAACTGTTAAAGTATAG